TGATCAAGCCTCAGGCAGGGCCTCCCGGCTTACCTCCTCCTTCGCCTAACCAAGCAGCCCTGTCTGATCCTGCTCTTGGTGCTATGCGTGAACGTCAGGTGTTAGAGCAGATGAAGCAAAAGCTTGGTGCTGGCATCAACCCTGGTATGGAAGAGCAACGTTTGCCAGAACTCCATGCGAAGGCTCTTGAAGAGCTGAGCCAAGAACCTGCTCAAGGCATCCGGAAAAGGCTTGGCAAAGGCATCCTAGGCAGCGAAAGAGGGATGGCGTATGTTGGAGGCATTCCTAAGACCGTTAAAGGCGAACCAACTACTGGTAAATTCTATCATGTGACTAATCCAGATCATTTTGATGCAATTAAAAATGAAGGCCTTATTCCTGGAAAATCAAAACCATTTGGTCAAGAGTTTAAATCAGACATGAAGGGAAACTACGGTTACGAAGATTTTGGAACTGCTTTGGATCACGCTAGTCAAGGAAATGGGATGTTGATAAAGGTAGATTTTCCAGAAGGAATTGATCCTTCAAAGTTTACAAGAAGCGTAGAGAATGATCTAGTTTATACAGATGATATTCCGCAAAATTGGATTAAAGTTTATCTTCCTAAGCTTAGGCAGTTTGTTTCAATTAATTTTGCTAAGAAATCTGGCATCCTTCCTCTCACAGCTGCTGCTTCTGGTGTTGCTCTAGCCACAGGTGTAGCTGCTAAGAAAGCCCAAGCCGGCGAGGAAGCCGACATCATCACTGACCACATTATCCAAATGGAATCAAATGGAGATCCTGAAGCAGTGAGCCCTAAAGGTGCGAGAGGCCTAATGCAGATCATGCCCATCACTCTCAAGGATTGGAATCAAATGCATCCTAAAGAGCAGCACAACATAAGCCAGTTGACGGCAGACCCTCAGATTAACATGAAGATCGGCACCTGGTATCTCAACGAGCGTATTCCTCAGCTGCTGAAGTCCAAGGGCATTGAGGATACGATTGAGAATAGGCTTATTGCCAACAACTGGGGCGCTGGAAATCTGAACAAACACTTAAAAGGAGTGAATGGCTTTAAGGAACTGCCGAAGGAAACAGCTGACTACGTCGCCAAGTACAAAAAGCTGGCTAAGCTTTAAAATGCACCCTCACCTTTTTCATGATCGTGCCGCACTTGAGGCAAATCATCCTACCACCTCTTAGGTCATAGTGGTGCCAGCAGGCTTTACCATCCTTTCCTCTGGTCATGGTGAACTTTTTGGGATTTGTGCGTTTTTCTCGCCCGTTTAAGAAGTAGTAGGTCTTTGGCTTCAACGCATAATCCTCAGTCTGCGTTTTAGATAGTCAGGCCAGTTCTTAATCGCGCTCATTGGCGTAATTTTGAAGTACGGCATCGTGTTAATGATCTTTGTTAACTCATTTGCGAGAAACTTATCAGCAGGGCTTAAGGCCTCTACATTGCACTTATTGCTCGTCTGGTTTGGCTTCTCTAACGTCCTTGTGCTCGAGTCTTCTGACGATCCAACCGTTTTCTTGCTTGATGTGGACGTACTCAAGATTTTCTTTGACGACATGTCCAAACTCCGTTCGTTTCGCTTCAATCAAGCGATACTTAACCCGCTGACCTTTAGTATACTTGGTAGACATAGGTAACCCCGATCGCCCAGCCCATGGCCAAAGCGACGAATGACCAGCCGAACTTGTTGAGCTTAAGACTCAACCAGCCAAGACCTGTCTGCACCAAGCAAGGCATTAAGCTTATTAACAAGCTGGTTGTGCTGAACGCGCTGAGCAACAAAGCTGGTAAACCCATGGCTAAGCCGGTCAAGGCATACAACCAGACCTTATTACGGTACCCTAGGTGAGTTCCCAGGCACAGAAGTGCACAAGCTATGGCCCCTAAGATTACTGGTGATCCTAGGTACCAAAGAATGAAAAACAGGCCTATTGGCATGGCAAACCTGCGGATCCACTTGAACCCCTGGTTGATGAACGGAATCTCCTGACCACCCAACCAGTAGGTGATTATGCACCATAGAACACCAGATGCGGCGATGAATTCTCTCATGCTCCAAGCTCCTCTGCTTTTAGTTTGTACAGCTCAACCAACGACTCCCAGTGCTCTCTAGCATCAACCATCTGACATTTATCTTCATGAAGCTGGCTCACGTAAGCTTCTCCTTCTGTAAGAATCAACCTCTCACGAAACGAGACCCAGTTCCCACCAAGCCATTTGTTGCACCTCACGCACTGAGGCCTGAGGTTTCTCAGGTCATACTTGAGATAAGCTCCGCAGACACTCCTTGGAATGTAATGGCCAGTCTGCCAGTCTACTCCAGTCAGCCCTTTCTTATCACAGGTATAGCATGTGTTGCCGTACAGTTTTCTGATTAAACGCTTGCAAAGAGACCAAAGTTTGTTCTCGATTTTTCCAATGGAAGCCTGTTTTGGCTTTTGTTTTTTAAAGTTGATCTCGTCTAGCTTTTCATACAGCTTTTGGCGGTCTGATTTTTTCTTCATTTTCTATCCCTTCACAACCCAATAGCCCGTAGGTGACATACCGATAATCTTGCCGGGAAGGATATTTACTGGGCAGGTTGTACCCTCCCGAAACGAAACCCTATAGACTTCCTTACCCCTCGTCTTTATCCCAGACACGATGACGGGTGAGTCATACTGCAGGTTGTCCAGGGTGATCACCGTCCTGTCGGAGTAGGCGATCCCAAGCTCTTCGGAGTTCACCTCCCGTAGGATTGCGTCTACTGTCTCATGGCCTGACTTGGTTGACCAGGCGGAGGTCTGAAGGAATAGGTGTTGGGCGCCGTTCATAACCAGCTGAAACAAAAGCTCCTTGTAGTATTGCCCCACCCAGAAGTTCTTGCCGATGGCCGTGGGGGTGTTGTAGTAGTCGATGCCGGTTACCCAGTGGAGCGACCTGCGTCTGTCCACCTGTACGTTGGCTCGGGCGAGCTGTACCGAGGCCACAAGTGCCGTCCAGTCGTCCTTCACGGTGAAGATGTCACCCTGTGGGGTGTTGGAGTTTTGCCCAAAGCGCATGTTCTCGGACGTGAGAAAGTGAGGGTATTTGAGAATTGCGCCTTTAGACCCCCAGGTGTTTGTGAAGCGGAAGCAGTTGGCCTGTGTGGGGTTGGTGTCAGACCGAAGGCCGTCCTCGTAGCTCCCCACCTTGACGCCTGGGAAGCACTTGGCGAAGGGCTCATAGATGGCCTTGTGGAAATAGGCGATGCGGTAGTCCTCCATCACGGTGTTCCAGCGGATGCCCACGGGGTTTTGGTTGTCTTTGTTCAGGATGAGTAGGCCATTTTTGTTGAGCGCCTTCTTGAACTCTTCGTCTGTGAGGCCAAGATCAGCCCTTAGCTTCGGCCACCTTGCGTCTGCCATGATCGCTGTCCAGACGCCCGCCCCTTGAGTGTTTAACTCGTACTGCGCAGGCCCCTTCTCTTCGTAGTCCACCATGAGGTAGTCGACTTTGGCTCCTGCGTCTTTGAGCTCTTGGGCGATGCGACCCATGTTGGAGGCAACCTGACCGGCCCACTCGTCCATCCACGGGCCAGCGTAGCCGCCTACGTCGTCAAACTGCCTGTTGAGGTAGAGAGCGGCCCCTCCGATGAAGAGGGCTCTAGACCCTTCCGGCATGGCGTTCAGGTGCGCCACGGCCTTGTCCTTCACGTACTCGTTTACGTTAAATGCCTCGACGACATACTGGAGGTTTGTGGCATCAGTAGAGCGGACGAACTTCGCTATGCCATAGATTGGTTCTGGCTTGGGGCTTAAGAACCGTGAGAGGGCTTCCAGGAAGGTTTTCCATGCGGTGTTCATTTTGGGCTCCTTAGGTTGAGTAGGTTCTTGAGGGTGTCGAGTGAAGTTTTAACCACTGCTTCCTGATGCTCACAAAGACCGCAGTAATCAGCGCACCCTCTTGTTTGTTGGCAGTCGTTTAAGAGTGATGAAAGCACTTCCACCAATTCCACAACCGCAGAGTAGAGAGGGGGTGTGGGGTGGGAGAGTCCATCTTCTGCATAACCGCGCAATTCCTCACATCTACGGCAGTCTTCGACATCCGCATTGTCTGAAATAAACTGCAACGCCTCATCCTTCCTCCCCACCTCAAGTTGGAGTTGGGCAACCTGCTTTTCTAAAAGGAGAATCGGATTCTCAATGGTAAACGTAACCGTAGGCCCGACTTCGCAGGACTGAGGTTCTGACTTTCCCTTCAAGCGGTCGTTCTCCTCTTGAAGCTTTGCAATCTTAGCCAAGTCCGCAAAGTGATCGGCGCAGAGACCTGAGTTCTCCTCTTGAAGCTGTGCGAGTTGCTTCTCTGCCTCCAACGCTCTTAATTGAAAATCGGTGTTGTCTTTCATATACCGAAAAGTCTGCTCCGTAGCATCATTGGCCCTCGCCTCAGCTTGGGAGAGTTTCTGTTCAAGCTCACTACGGTTCGGCGTAATCTGTGCCAACGCCTCCATAGCGGTCTTGTTTTCTTTCATGGCGAGTGTGGTGAGGGCGTCGAACAGGTTCTTGTTCTCTGCCTCCAGCTTTGCCTGATGTTGGCGTTCTTGTTCGATGGCGATGGCGATAGACTCCCTCAGTCCGTCGAAAAACTGCTTGTCCGCTTTTCCATGAAAAGAATCAAACCTCAAAATCTCTTTGGCTAACTCTGCTGGAGTCCTCATCATGGATTGTTCTTGTGCCATCTTACCCCCTGATATTGTTTTCGTTTTTCCCAAGTCTGTCCGCAAAAGACGCATCGAATAAAGGTCAGCCACTTGGTTGTGTGAAGCGATAGGTGCTTACACTTTCGACGATTAAGGAGCTTTAAACCGTTTGGCGTCCTCATCTCAATCCTCCCATGGTAGTGGCATAAACATTTACAGTCCTTGTCGGTGCAGGTGAAGTGACCGGGGCATTTCTCAATCCTCTCTGGGGTGGTCATAGAGCGTTCCTTTCAACTCTTCCTTCAAGTTCTTTCGCAAGTTCAAAAATGCTTCCATCAATGTCTAAGACTTCTCTCAGAAGGATTGCCAATGCCCTCATCATCAGTTCTTTATCTGTCAAATAACGAAGTTCTCTCATCCCTTCCTCCCCACAGGTCGTTGTTTTCCGCAGCGGCAATAAGGTCTATGACTACAAAAGTTCTCCAAGAACGGAAGATTGAGGTTTGGAGGATCGCACCTGTCGTACCGATGCCGATGCTTCACCTGCCCTCTCTTATCCTCCCGCCTGTGCTGAGGGGGCGTTGCCTCAAACTCCATGCACCCGCACGACATAAAGATGCAAGCGGTGTTCGTGTAGTCGGGCTTGTAGTTGTGGTCTTGCTTTGAGTGACCGCACCAGCACTTCTTCTCATCCATATGTTTAGGGGGCATCAGTCCATGCTCTCCATATCTTTTTTGGTGATGTTGATCGCTTTGATGCTGTCAAAATCCCCGCCACGGAAGATTTGAATAGCCCCCATGTTCCGGCGTGGCATGTACGTCCGAACAATTACGTGGCCTTCTTTGGTTTTGTGCTTCCAAACAGGCACGTTGAATTTGTCCCACTTAAACTCTGATACGCTTTCATAGAACCACGGTTTAAACTCTTTGTCGAAACCTACCCGACAAAACCCCTTTGGCAATCCGAGCAGGATGTGTCCAGCTCCCGACATCAGCGTTCCGATGACATGGGAAGAACACTCGCCAGAATCTCCGAGTTTGAATTTCCCGCATTTGGTGTCTGAACCAAAAACACATCCGGGACATTGATACTGCTCGATTAAATCTTTCTTCTCATCCACCACAACGTCTCCCCCTATCTTGACACCCGCAATTGCAATCCCAGGGCCAGGGCCAATGCCTGTTATCCATTGTGACGGCTCCTGAAGGTGTTGATTGCGTTAAAAGCCCAAGTCGCAAGCCCGAATGATTCTGGGCATTTCCAGCATGGCGTATCACGCCTTGATATTCCTTCGCTCGTCATGTGCGCCTTGCCAGTACCGCCGCATAAACTACACCGTCCGTTTTGCTCAATCGCCCTCACCAACTCCCCACTCTCTTGTAGGAGGTAGAGGTCAAATGCTTCGGCAATTACATCGGCAATCTTCTTGCCGCCTTTTAGTGGTAAAGGCATGTCGCAGATTTCCTTCGCCCACTCGCTTGCAGTTTTATTCGCCATTCTCAACCTCCCCACCCTCATCGCACTTGAGGGCTTGCTCCAAAGTATTCCTACAATCACTAGCCCCCTGAGCACCCTCGGAGGATTCACATTGATAGTATGCTTTGTCATGACGCTTTATTGCTTCAAGAGCTTTATTCAATGCCTCCCTCTGCTTTTTCACCAGAGACAGTAGAAAACCAATGTCAGCGTTCAGAACGGCAAACCGGCCAGCTTCGTTGTGTCGGCTCATCTCTAGTCTCTGCCTGATAGCATCTAACCGCTTGGTCATCTTAGCCAACCAATCTTTATGAAGAAACAAGCAGAGGCAACCATCTGGATAAATGTTCCTAGAGTGATAATCGAAATGGCGATCATGGCCTTCATTCACTTGTCTCCTCCGGTTTCCTCAAGTCGTCAATCCTCTCCTGAATCAAGTCCAACACCTCGCCTTTTGACAGGCCATCAAACTTCTCAGCTTCCCACCAGTCGATGAATGTGCGCCAACGCTGTGCTTTGTTCACCGCCTCACCTCTCTTATCTCAACGGGTACAATCTTCCTGTCTATGTCCTCATAACCCCACAAATGGTTCCGATACTTATGCACAGCGATCAATGCTTCTTTACAGCCGTTTGAGGTATCTTGAATTACTGCGAACGCCCTCCACTTCCTCACCCGCTTAGACTTCTTCACCGTCCACCTCCACACTATGCGCCCTCAAGAACTCATACCCAAGAATGTCCTGCTCTACTGACTTGTCCATGTAGACACCGTTGCCCATTTGGACTGTGTAGACCTTCTTGGGCCACTTCTTCTTTGGGACTAGGTAGACGTAAACCGGCTTATTCCTGCTAATCACGTTTCCTCCCCGTCTGCACATCCAACCGTTTCTTAACCGACTTAGACCAGCACGGCATGAACGCCTCACACCTATCAGCCCCCTTCGGCCTCTGGAAGTCAGCAAAGCTCTGGTACATCGGTGTGGGTGTCGCCTCGTGTCGGTAGCAACGTTTGGCACTGGGGCAGGCGTGGTCTTGGCAGAGTGAGATGTCTGGGCTCATTGGTCTAGTCCTAAGTTCTTGCGGACATCATCCAAAGTCTCATTCCTAATCTGGTTTATGGCAGCAACATCTGGTGACACCTTGTAGCTATACTCAGTCCGCTTGGGAAGTTGTTGACGCACCCACTCCAAGGCGGCTTCTGCCATTTGGTGATAATCATACCTTGATGTTTTTGCAAGAACCAAAGATAACTCCTCCACCTTCTCCTGACGTCTGGACTTTGGAGTATCAGGGCGTTGCCTACCACAATGTGGGCAATAGTCAAACTCATTCACGATGCCCATTGGATGTGCAGCGCAAGTCCAATAATTTGTTTCCATCACCCCTCCAAAATCCTCTCGGCCAATTCAATACTCTCCTTAACCGCCTCATAAGAATCATCATGCCTATAAGCCATACTGCTGATTTTAGACAGGCAAGCCCGATGATCCTTCAAGCGTTGGAGGAGCCAGTCAACATCGGGCTGTGCGTTGAACACGTCGAACTGTGAGCCGATTGGAACCTGCCAGCGTTCTTCAATCTTTCTCATCCTCTCTTCGGTCGTCATGCCACCAACCACTTCGGGAAACGCTCAAGTAGGTCTTGAACAACAGGCAAGTACTCATCAAGTTCGTCCAAGGTATCAACAAGGACAGACTTGGCTGCAATAGCCCACTCCTTTAGCTCTTCTTCTTTGCTCATCGGTTGATCAACTTTCATGTTCCCTCCATTTAAGATTTAGTGATGGGCAGGCCATTTCAACCTGCATGTCTGCTTGGTTCCAGACTCGGACTGGCTGCCAGACCTTGATCCTCGGCTCCTAGCGTCTCTCTTCCGCCACCATCACCCGCCATCTCTGGCGAAGTTAAACTTGGTTGCCAAGGTAGTGGTTCAACAGTCGGCATCCTCCACTACGACAGTCTCTAGAAACTCTCCCGACCTCTCAGCTTTCGCTCTTGGCAATCTTCTATACCATCTCTGGCAAGCTCTAAATGTAAAACTTAGACCAAAATTTGTGATTCTTATGCGTCTTAGCGCTTGAGCAATAATTGTTCAAAAAATGTAGGTGTTCTCTGATCCCTTCAGGAAAAATGGCGCTGTCAAGATAGGTTAAATGGCCTTTGATGATCATGTCAGAGATGTATTGATTAAACGCTTTTTTTAAGGTCTCGTGCTGTTTTAATGAATATCCTTTGATCCTTGTTAAACGCGGTATCTTTATCAAAGTGTCTTCTGCCACAATCATCTTCGCTGATTTTAAATGTTGCTTGTAAAGATGCATGCTGCCGGCGTTGTGATGATACTCTCCTAAACCAACCTGAAGCATGGAGCTTACCACGTTCATCAGCTGGCAAAATGTAAAGACATCATAAGGAAGACCAAGAAAAGCGTCATTAGACCTCATGTTGACGATCAAATGCAGCTTACCTCGCCTGATTAAAAACTGCAAGGTCATGGTGCAAGGAAGATCCTTGCTGCTGCCTGGGTTAGGCTTCCAGATCGAGATGATCGCCTGACGAGAGTTTCGATCATTGGAGAGAGTCTTCACCACGTACTCAAGTTGTGAATTAATCCTAGGTCCATAAGCCCCGGCCAAGGTTTTACCGTCATCTGAATAATTGGCGATATTTTTGTTGAAGCTGCTGATAAACTTTAGATCCTCGCGACCATAAAGAATCCACAACCATTCGGCCACCATGAATGCGTAGTTAAGTCCGCGAGCTTCACTCTCTAACACGCATTTCAAAGGATCTTCTAAGGTAAAGCTATAGTTTAAAATCTCCTTGGTTTGTTGGCCTCTTGGAGAGACGTTGAAACCTTCGTCCAAGATATTTTCAAGACATTCACGATAGGCGTAGTTCACGAGATAGCTTCCTTTATTTCATTAAGATACAGTTGACGATGATTTTTACCATAAAACCGCTTCGCATATTGAGGGTGGCGAATTTTAAAGCCGTAAGAAATTCTGCTATATGCATTTTCTCCTAGGCAAATTATCCTTTTGGCCTTGAGTTGGTTTAAGATATAAGATGTAAGTCGACCATGAGATTTATCTAAGCTGTTTACCAAGGCAGTTTGTTCAGCAATACCAAGCTCAATTAAAACTGACAATAAATAACGCCCTGATGTTGAATCAAAAACTGGCCTATCTTTTAATCTCTTATTTTTTTCATCTCCTACGAAAACATAATTAGGATGTGACGTACCTACATATGTGCCTTGTGGAAACTGATCAATCAAGGACGAACGTCTAGACTCCTGGTACATTAGGCTTCCTCTGATCACGCCAATGAAGTTCTCGTCATGAGTTTTAGTCCAATCATAAATGAATTGCTCGATCAAGGCGTGATCGAAGACAGCCTTGTATCTTAAGCGAATGTCCTCTACTTGGTTGAGTTTTACAAAGTCATCTCCACGTTCGCTAAGCTTCTTGAGGTTATGACTAAGGTCAACCTGACAATGAATAACTATATGATTGAAGCGCATCAGGACCATTTCAAGATAGTTCAGATCTAACATGCTAAAGCCAGCAGCTCCTCTGAAGATCGGCCCATAGACCAGCTCGCCGTACATGAAGCGGTCTAAGATGTAGGTCTTAGACTGATCATGGTTCAGCAAGAAATGTAGGTACTCCTCATAAGGTGGCTTGACAGGCTGGCTGAACTTGACGTATTCGCCGTTAAATGCCTCTACCAACTTTTTGGCTAGAGTTGACTTGCCTGACGCATCGGCTCCTTCCAAGACGATGATTCTACTCATGCAAGCACACACTCCCACATGACGTTCCGACTCTTGTCAGGGAATAACGGAGCCATGATGTTTGACAGGATGTTCGGATCGAAGTAATCATGTAGCCTCTCGTAGATCTTGTCCAACCCAGGATAGCGATCCAGATATGGCTTGTAATCCCTCACGCTGGCAAAGGTGCCCCAGTGATCAATGATCTTGAAGCCAGCATCTGAGAGATGACCTTTAAACTCATCGTAGGTCATTTCATGGACTGCCACGCCACGACCATCGCCTGAATCATAGGTATGGTTATCGGCTGCTCCTACGTTTTCATCATAAGCTGGCGTGCTGATCAACAAGGTCGTCTTCAGCGACATCTGTTCCTTGATGTTCTGCAGTAACTGAGGCACATTGTTTTTACCTACGTGTTCTGCAACCTCAAAGGAAGCGATAATGTCCCACTCGTGATCACCTGCAATGACCGTCGACGGCTTATCCTTCACCAGGTCGATGGACTTGAACTGAGCCCAAGGACAATCCTTGAACTTCTCACCAGCATCCTCGATCGTCTTGCGACGAATGTCAAGCCCTACATACAACTCAGGTTTGAACCTGTTACGGTAGAACACCTCACAAAGGCTGCCAGAACCACAGCCAAAGTCAAGCACCTTCAACCCGATCTTGGCCCGTCGAAGGACGTGAGACCATCTCAGATAATGGGCGAATTGGTCTCGATGGTAGACATGCCTTTCGAAGGATGTTTCAGGGTCTAACTGTGTGGTGTTATACGGTTTTTTCGACATTACTCACGATCCTTCAGCATGTAGGAGTAGAACGTAGCTGCGATCTTACGCAACTGAGGACCTTGATACCCCTTTTCCTGCAGGTACTTCTTGAGCTCACGTGCGATGGCTTTTTTCTCTTCGTTCTTCAGAACCTTGATCTTATTGGGTTGTGCGTCTGACATTTTACTTTCCTCCTTGTAACCTTGTTGTTTTAACTTATCGATGATCTCTTTATCTGCTTCGATGCTAATCCTGAGGCCTCCTTTGATCAAGACACGTTCAATAGCCATTGGCTTGTCGTTCTTGATTTTGTTGATTCTTTGAGAGATAATACTTACCAATCTCAGTTGGCGTCATCTCCAAGAAGATGAAGATCTCAAGCAAGAAGTGCAGCATATCCACTGCCTCATACTTCAATTCAGGCAGCTCTTTTTCAAAAGAGTAATCCTTATACTCCTTCCAATGCTTCCACTTCAAACCGTCGCGGAATTCCTCAATCTCTGAATGAAGACAGTCCAGCATCTTGAGCAGCCACTTGGTCTTTGTGTCATTGTCCCAATTGTGCTCGATTAGCTCCTTCAGGCCAAGCCTGACACCAATGACTTTCATCAAGCGGCGCTGTTCGTCTAATAGCATCGACAGCTTAATGTCATCATCTACCTTGATTTTAGAAAGATCAACCTTATCGCAGATCTGACGTTCCATTTAATTGCTCCTTTTTGACAGCAATGTCCTTTTTGCATTTTGTGCAGTGGCCAATATACCAGCAGTCATCAACAGCAACCTCAACCATCGTATGGCATACTTCATCCTCGTGTTTAAGGCACTTGTGATGATGATACCTGACGCTTGAATGAGATGACGGTATTTCTTGTTGACTCATGAGTAATCTTCTAGTTGATGTGCATAAAGTGGTTGGTACTTGTAGGCTCCTTCCAGGTAATACTGAGCCCACTTTTTATGATCATTCCCGACTATCCTGGTGATGATCTTGTGACCTTCCTTCTTCAACTCATGAATCGCAGACGCCAACCTAAAACACCCGAATAACTCAAGCGCTTCAAGAGGAGTGAGACATTTTCCAGACTTCAGATAATTCAAGATCTGCTGCTTTTGCGTCATGCTTTGACCGCTCCATTGACCTCATCTCTCAGCCCACGGCAAAAGATGTAGATGAACTCATCGGTCACCGAGCAACCCACGATCTTTCTTGGGTATTTTTTGGTCAGGGACGTGCGTAGTTGCGTTGCCTTGTTCTGGCGTCTCTTCTTCTCCATGTTCGAGACCGGAAGATTGATCGTCTCATCGGCCTTCAAGAGATCAAAGTACTTATAAATTTGATCGTTGAGAGGGTCAAACCTGGACGGTAGCTTAGTTTTTGTTGATGGAATCTCCGATGTCTTGCCGATCATGAAGCCAATGTCACTCATTTCACACCTTCCACTTCAAGTTGTTCAGATGAATAATCAGTTTCATCTGGCACGGTGATCATGTCAACATCAAGCTTGGTCTTGACAGTTTCATCCATGGCCATCGCCTTTTGAAGTTCCACTGACCTCGGTAGAATCTTCAGGAGTTGCTTGGCCACGGTCTTCATGGCCATGGCATCGAAGTGCTCCCTCCAAGGGGTGCCTGGATAGAAGTCCTTGGACACTCTGTCATAGCATTTGGAATGCTTAATAGCCAACTGCATGGCTTCGTTCTTTGACAACACCTTTAAAGCATGCCCATTGTTGCTCAAGGTGGCGTAGGCGTAGTAACCTCTCACGTCGCCACGCTCGTCTCCAAAAGGAGGCGGAACATGTGTGACTGTGCCAGCACCGAGGTCATAAGTGAAGTGGTCATTGGCATGCACCTTCTCCACCTGCAGGCTCACGGCATTCTGGTGGTTCCAGAAGAGCTTCACAAGGCCGTAGGCTCCGACCTGAAACTGGGCCATGAGACGACCTTTGTTCGAGTACGGGATAATCCAGGCCTCACCGTTCACGTTGGGCTCAAGCCCAAGCTGAGCTGACTGGAAGAGAGCTGCCAGAAAGGACGACGGGTCACACTTGTAAAGCTGGGGGTTCAGCCTCAAACAGGTTAAGGCTATCCTCACGATTCTTTCAGGCTTCATGTGTGACGGTAAGGCGCGTCCTAATTGCTTGGCTGAGTCCTCAACCAGCTCCTGAATGGACTTGATCTTCGGTGCCTTGTCCACGGCCTTGTTGGCCAGGTCCATGGCATTGGGTTTCAACTGCTCGGTCATGCGATCTCCTTTAGCTTCTTTGTGTTAGCTTTGTTCTTGTCGTAACTCCTGAGAGCCCTGTAAGAGCTCACCTTCAGGAACTTGTCATAAACGCCTTCGGCTTTCATTTTGTCAGTATCAACTCGTGACTGAGCCACGGTCTTCCAGGTCACGCGGTATTGGTCAGTTTGGACCTCATCGTTGTCACCGATAAACTGCTTAATCTTTGCATCAAGCTCCTCAAGCTCACCTTCCAGGTTCTTCTTGGCTTCAAGAGCACCGTAACGGTCCTCCAGAAGATTATTCAAGGTCAACATCTCGTCACCAGACATGTGCTTCACGGTTCCAGTAGAGGCAGGATAAAGCTCAAGCAGGGTCTCATTATCCAAGCCTGTGGCCATTGGAGGTTGATCAGTCAGAATGTGGTTCTGCCAAAAGCTCACTGCAGCTTCAACCTGCTTGTCGAACAATTCTGAATTGAACTGCAACTCCTTCCAGATGAACTTCTGACCTCCAACCAGGACAGCGATGTAACCTTTCTTGAAACCAGCTAAGCCAAGGTACCAGTTCACCTGCAGGACGTACTCAACCGGTACCTGGTCGCCTTGCCACTCATTAAGGTTGTAGGCGCTGGTGGTTTTGCACTCTAAAAGAGAAGGCTCGCCGACAATTTGGCGATCAATGTGACCTCTCAGGAAGTCATACTGAGGGTGAATCAAGGAAGCCTCGGCCACGGCTATCTTGAAGCCTGTCTTACGGCTGAAGCGCTTGGCGACGTAGTCCTCAAGCTCAGAGCCAATCTCAACAGCCTCTAGGTTCCCTACGGTATTTTCCAAACGACCTGTCTTCTCAGCCCAGACTCTTAAAGGTGACGACCAACGGCTCACCCCCATGATAGCTGCGATTTCAGACCCTCCGATAAACTTATCCCTATCGGTTTTCATGTTGCTTCCTTTCAGCCTCAGCCTGTTGGACCAACCTGGCCTCAGCCTCTCGTTGCTGTTTTACGATCTTGCGGTGATTATGAGGCAGTGGTTTACCATCGCACCTCAGGCACTTGGCCTTGGCAGGTCCTGTCTTGTAACCGCGTTCAAGCCTAACGGCTTCGCGGTGCTCTTTGTGTTTCATATTGCTCCCTTGTTAAGGCTTCTAACATCCCTAAAGCTTGATGGGCTGCGTGTTGGTCACCTCCTGCAGCTAAGGTCACCAATTGTTTCAAACGCAGAAAGGCTGATGAGGACATGATGATCTCGTTCATGGTTTCTTTGCTCCACATTCAAAACGATGCTTGATGATGCCTGTAATCCAATCATCGAACATGTAGCTCTTGTATTGGAAAAGAGGCACCCTCAAGTGGAAGATGTCACCACAGTGAGGACAGGCTTGCACGTAGTTAGTAGAAGGCCCTCCATCCTTGGGCCAACCGCGTCTGAGGTCGATGATCTGTGTCACAGGGTTTCCTCCTTTTGAAGGTCGGCGTAGAGATCAGCTTTCTCTAACGCCTCGTCTTCGGCTGTCCAGAGCTTAAAGAAAGCCTCTCCAACCGACTCAAGATAAGGACAGTCCTGGTTTTCACATTCATAGAAGACATCCCAGTCGTCCATGAAGGTCATCTCCTCCTCACAGTGAGGGCAAGTCATTTACCACCTCCGATGCGAATGACGTTGCCTGAGGGTTTGTGGACAAAGAATTTACGTGAGAGTTGGACTTGGATGGACTCGTGCATGATAGCTCCTTGGTGGTGGCTATTGTTAGTTGGCTTGCTTGAAAGAACCGTCTTGGAAAACATACCACGACTTCATAAGGTCACTGCAGTCGTCTTTATCAGGGCCGTGGTATTCGTCGAGACTGACAAAGCTAAACTCCTGTGCAAGTTTTTTGGCTTTTTTAAGAGCGGTGTCGAAGGACCTACCGCACTCTAGGTAATTCATACTATTTGGATCAGTGCCTTTTTGCTTGAAGGCAATCTCGTAGCGTTTCATCTTGTCTCCTTTGTGGTAGACGTGTTATTGGAAATTACTTGATGCCCCATTGACGTTTTTGCATGTTGCAAAGAGTCGTGTTTGCGACGCAAGAAGGACAAGAGGTACCTTTCTTGCAGGTGCAAGGTGTGTTCGCGATCTTGGTGAGTTTAACAATCATATCCTGGTTCATGTTGGCTCCTTGGTGTTGGCCGTTGTTGATCACGAGAATATCTTATCAAGTCACTGGACAGATGTACATCTAATAATTCGACTCACAAAAAGCATGACTGCTGGTCAACCAGACACGCCACGCAAGAGCTATTATATGCCGTGGCTGGACAGATGTACATAGCGGCAACATTTTTCATGGTTTCTCTATATAACCGTCCAAGAGACGTTGATCGAGGACTTAAACCTACATAGCCGGGTTCATCCAGGACATCACGCAAGAGCTTTCCTATGAAGACGCTTGGCCCTGAGTTTCTTGGGGCTCTGAGGTCACCCTGGTGAGTCGCCTCATCGCCTTGACGATCCTGGCTGAGGCAAGCTTGGAGGGTGAAGATCTGGCTGTGAGCCACCGACGGACGGTGTTGGGAGCCACCCCGATGTGATCTGCGAGCCCACGGTAGGAATGGGACTTGTGAAGGAGTTTGAGATTTTGAACGAGCACTTCCTGATCTGACATGGTAACCTCCGAGGGCTAGCATGCCACAAGCCTGGTCACATGTACAGTTACTGGAAAAGCTCGTAGAGCCAACACAGCAACGAAGCCAGTAACCCATAAGCCACGACCAAGAATACGATACCAAGAAAGACACCGAGAGCAACCTGTATAACCATACCATCCTTTCTTGTAAAAGTCTCCGTTAAATAGTACCTACTTTCTTTTTCCTGACGTCCTAATTGAATTAAGAGTCACGAAACGGTCTTAGGAACTATCACGAAGACCCTAGCTTTTGGCCCTGTACGTCAGTCCAGGTCGTCAGAAAGTAGGCAAAGGACGATGGGTCCTGTTTGTACGAACGGTACTCCTGCGGTTGATTGGTACCCGAGATCTACCGAAAAGAACGGGCCCGGAAAGAAAAAGCCCCTAGGCCGAGTGAACGACCTAAGGGCTTTGAAAGGGTTCCGGGGGGAGCTTCGGAAGGGATAACCAACAGGCTCTGGCGGAGGTGTCGGTGTCCCGCCCGGAATATTTGAAAGGTGTTTTCCATATCAATTCCTGTTAGTTATTTTCCTACCACGCTCCGCCTAAGCCGCACCATGCCATAAGCTAGGAATGATGTACACTTCCTGGTAAAAATAATTTTTAGACCTCACGAGAGTGTACAGGTGTCACTCCTTGTGGCATGTTGGTCATCAGGAGGCTTCATGCCCACAGCGATCACTCGCATCGTACAAATGGTTAAGCCAGACGAACCTTTGACACGGAACAAAATCCGTGATGCTAAGATTTGTCGGATGTATGCGACTGACGGGATGACGATGGAGCAGATCTCCAAATACTTTGGTGTGAGCCCCATGCGCATCTCAGCCATCCTCAAACGCAATTCACACCTTCTAAAATGGGACCAGAACCTCGAGAAAGCCAAAAGACTCAACCGTTTAGAGCGGGAGTTGAGGCTTCGTCCTGAAGGCCAATTGAGCCGTCGCAAAGATGTGCTCGACATCTTAGAAGCCCAACGCAAAGAGATTGATGGTGAAACAAAAAACACCGTCAACATCGTCAACCAAAATTCAGTGACCATCAACAATTTCTCATCACTCATCGAAAAGTTCCATGCTGACAAGCTCCAAGCCTGAACGAGAGCTAAGTCCTAATATCTCACCTAAGGAGAGAGAATTCTACAATCATCTTAAGAGAGAACCCGAATACTTTGTTCGGGAGTTGATCGGTGATGAGCCTTATGCGAAGCAGATCGAGCTGATGAACGCGGTGAGAGATCATGACCAGGTGGTGGTGTCAAGCTGCAACGGGGCAGGCAAAGATTTTATCTCAGCACGCATCACGTTGTGGTGGCTCTTGACTCGTCCTTCGATTGTGATTACCTCAGCCCCAACCAACCGTCAGGTGGAGCAGGTCATGTGGGGTGAGATCAGGAGTGCCTGGCAAAAAGGGCATAGCAAGTTCGGCTTCCCAGGTGAGTGCCTGACCAGACAGATCAAGCTAGGACCTAAGTGGTATGCTCTTGGGTTCAGCACGGACGAGGAGAGCATGTTCCAAGGCTTCCATGAAGAGGACATTCTAGTCATCTTCTCAGAGGCTCAAGGCATGACCAAGTCCATCTATCAAGCTGCCAAAGGTTGCTTAACCTCGAACAGCAAGTTCGTCCTGATCGGCAATCCGCTTGGAGCCTCATCTGAATACTACGAAGCCTTCAGAAGCCAAGCCGGTTGGCACAAGATTAAGATCAGTGCGTTCGACACACCAAATTTCACCACGTTCGGCATCACATTAGACGACATCCGCAATCACACCTGGCAAGAGAAGATCACGTCTGATCTGCCGTATCCTGCTCTCATCCAACCTAAATGGGTCGCCCAGCAACATGCCGAATATGGTGAACAAGATCCGTTCTTTGTGGCCCGTGTCCTAGGAGAGTTCCCAGATGAATCAGAAGACTCACTCATCTCGCTCAGAAAGGTTCTGGCAGCGGTCGACAGAAAGATGGGGGTGGCTGGCAATCGTGTCCTTGGTTGCGATGTCGCTCGTTATGGTAGCTGTGAGACTGTGGTCTGTGACTTTGACGGCTACACTGCTAAGCTCCCCATCATTCTGAAAGGCGCCAACACCACACAGTCAGCAGGCGCCATGATCGACTACATGCGTGAGAACAAGTTGATCACTGACTTTCATCGCAAGAACGACTGGAAGGTTTATACCGACGACGTGGGTGTTGGCGGTGGCGTAACTGACGTCTTAAAAGATCAAGGTTATGATTGCAAGGGTTTGATCGCAAACGCAAAGGCTGAGGATACTGAGAAATTTTTTGACCTCAGGATGGAGGCATATTGGATCCTAAAAGAGATGTTCGAACAGGACAGGATAGCGATTCCGAACGACCAGAAACTGATTAGCCAACTCACCACCTTAAAGTTTGAGTACACCTCTAGAGGCCAGCGCCGATTGATCTCGAAAGAGAAGCTGCGGAAGGAAGGTCAGGAATCACCTGACAGGGCAGATGCCTTAGCCCTAGCTGCTTGGGGCTGGACCCATGGAGGTCGTAGCAACCACGTAAAGGTGAACTTCAGCCACATGATGGCTGGAGGTAGGGCTGGATACTGATGGAATGTGATCACGATAACGGCATGGACAGCGTCATTCTGATTCAAGGCAAGCTTGACAACAAGCTATGCTGGTTCTTCGGTTGCATCCATTGCCAAGAGTTTGTAAAATTACCAGCAACACAAGAGGCACTCAATGGTCGAAACTAAGCAAACGACAGAAGAGCCGAAAGAGCAGAAGTACGCTGACATTCAAGAGCAGGTCATGTCCTGCATCAGGGCTGGTGAGGATTATCGTGACCGCTTCAGCAGAGATTGGGATGCCATTGAGAAGCAGATTCGTATGGTGCCTCCTGCTGAGTGGGACAAGAAGGAGGACTGGCAGTCCAAGATCTACGTTGGTCTTCAGGCAAAGACCAGCGAAAGCGCTTACTCCAACATGAGCGCCATGGTCTTCCCGTCAGAATCATTCTTTAACCTAGCTGCCACCAAGCAGCGTGATCGTGATGAGGAGTCAGCCCTTGAGGATCTGTTCAAGGTCATCATGAACCGCGGCGGCTTCTATTTCCAAAAGGATTATCTGCTGCAAGGGTCCATCGACCAAGGCACTGGCTGGACCAAGCTGGTGGTGAACAAGGATAAGACAGGAATCCAGTACATCTGGAGGTCTTGCTACGACTGCCTGACTGATCCTGAAGCCAGGAATGATTGGACCAAGGCCAAGTTCTGGATTGATCTTTACCCTAAGGACGCGTCCTTTATCATTGATGAGCTGCGTAAAGGTGACCAATCGCTTTATGACGCTGAGCAGCTGAAGGCTGCATTAGACAGCATGGAAGGCCAAGCAGCCACCATGCGCAACGACGAAATTGAGCGCATCCGTAACATCGACGGCACAGGCTACATCCAGATTCCTAAGCAGTACCGCAGCATCATGCTCTATGAGTTCTGGGGTCTGGTGTCAGTACCTAAGGATGCCAAAGATCCTTCAAAGGGCATGGAGCTAAAGCTTAAGGTCGTGACGATGCTGAACAAGGACTTCGTCATCCGGTGTGAGGACAACGAGTATGGGTTCATTCCAGCTGTCCTGGGACGCATCAAGCCTCGCAAGTTTGAGATCTACGGCAAGGGCTTCCTCCTGAACGGCATGGGCACCCAGGACCTGATGAACAGCATGATCAATCTGGGCTTTGATTCAGCTAAGATCTGCGCCATGGACATTACGGTGTTAGATGCTGAAAGGATTGCCGACCCTACCACGATCCAGTACAAGCCATTAGCCGTGTGGTTGGTGAAGGGTAGCCCTAATGATGCCGTAAGGATGACCAGACAATCTGCCATGAGTGCCATGAACGACATTCTAAATGGCATCGGCACCTTAGACACGATCCATCAGGATGTGACAGGCGTGACCAGGCAGGCCGAAGGCTCACAAGCCATCACACCCTCAGGTGAGGACAACACCTTGGGTGAGTACAAGATGAAGATGGCTGCCATTGATAAGCGTTTCCTGTCAGTGGCTAAGATGTTTGAGGAGGATTATGTCAAGGAGTTGCTGCGCAAGACCTATCTTATCGTGGTCAACCCAAAGCTCTTCAAGCAGGAAGCTGTCAACGAGATGATTGGGTTCAAACCCATCATGAAGACTGATCCCGCCTCTGGCGTGTCTGTCAAGATGGGAGAGATGCCTAGGCTTCTCTTGTCAGAGCTACAGAAGAAAGATGTGATGCAGTGGAACTTCAGTGCCTCTGGTGTCATGCAGTTCAGCCAACGTCAAGAGATCATGGCTAAGCTGAAAGAGGCTTTGATGGCTGCTGTGAACAACCCGACCTTGGCTGCTCTCACGAATATTGACACCCTTTGGCGCAGGATCTTCCAGGTGAGTGAGATCCCAGACTGGGAGGAGATCGTGAAGTCAAAGGATGATGTTGAGAAGTTGAAAGAATTTCTGAGCGGGATGATGGGCGGTGTGCCTGCTCAGCCAAGACCAGGTATGCCCGCAGGAGCACCTGCAGCACCTCCTATGCCTCCAATACCAATACCACCCGTTAACGGCATGCCCCAGATGCCAGTACCAGTAGGAG